AAGAAGAAGCAATTGCCTATAGTTGCGAAATTTCTTCGCGCTCACTTAAATTGGGAGCTTGCCAGCGCAGCGAACGAGATCGACCACACGCCGCACCAACCCGTTTGCTATGAGTATTTCGAGGCAATGGGGTTGATGCTTGATAAAGGTGTTTTCAAGTCCAAATACCAAGTGCGCAGCAGTTGGATCTTGACTGAGTACGAAGAGGCCGCGTAAGCGGCCCGGGGAGGAAGGTATGAAAGTACGAATAGACTTCACGATTGACGTTGACCCCAAGGTCATCCGCGCCTACATGGATGAACTCGGCACTGAAGAGACCATGAAAGAGTTTCTCGTGACGTGGTGCTCTGCCGCTGGCTCTGACACGCTCGACAATAGTTTGAGTAACGCCTTGAACGAATACCACACCACGCACATTGTGCGGCAAGACATTTAGGGGGCCATGCGGGAAAACCTCCGCACCCTTTTACCGCATACAGTCACAGCGTCGAGCGCATAGCATGGGTGCGCTCCGCGATGCGACTGCATCACAACATTAACTGACATCCATGGAGGGATGACATGACACTACGAGAATACGCCGAGGATCGACGCCTAGAAATGTACGCCGCTGCACACGGCGCAAAAATTAAAATGGTCGGCGGTATCGCCATCGAGTCCGGGATCGAGATGCCCAAGAGGGCAAAGAAGCTGGAGGGCATGGCAGCCGTGGCGGCCAAGATGAAGGTCGGCGACAGCGTTAAGATGCTGATCCCAGAGGGCGGCAGCGCCGGGTACACCTCCTCGTCGCTTCGGTATCAACTGCAAAAGCTAAACCGCAAGTGCTCTCACCGCGTAGTCGATGACGGTAAGGCGGTAAGGATCTGGAGGGTTTAACTAGATTCCGGGGCATCTCCCGCAGGGGAGCGGCGGCCTCAGTGTGTGCTGGCTCATATGTCCAGACGTGAAACAGGATCGATGACCGCGGGTGGCCCCTCTAGTCACGACACCCCAATCGATCCACGCCGCCGCATTTACTTACAACAAAATGGGGTATCAACGACAAATGAGTGATAGATTCTACCAAGCGACTAGGGTGGTCATGGATGGCCGCCTCGGGCGCATGTTCACCGGCCCAAGGGCCAAGGGCGCCAGCGCCCAGCCGAGGCTGGATCAAGACCCTCGAATTGTTGAGGGGGTAATAGAAGGGAGCCGTAAGGGCCACTCCCCTCAACGAATAGCAAACAGGCTGGGCATATCGCCCTCGTCAGTGACCAAGATAAAGGCAATGTTCCGCGCCCGATGGGAGGGGTTCATGGAGGATATAGCGTGAAGATATTTATAGGTGCAGGGCTAACGGCCCTCACGTTTGCCCTGATGGGCATGGCGGGAAACGCAGACTATGAGGACGCCAAGGCATCCGAGGCAGACTACTGCAAGCGCGTTCTTTCAGGGACGCACACCGATTACCTAGAGCTGGGGGGCGTCTGCTATGACCGTTACTGATTTTATGTGCGACAAGTGCGGCAAGCTTTGCGACGTGATCGAGGAGGTATGTATAGACATGGAACCCTACGGCGACCAGCGCGTCGAGCGACGCACATACGAGTATTGGTCGATCTGCTGCCGCGCAGGCGTCGAGATACTGGAGACCGAGGACCGGCTACATTGAGGCCCTCAATCGATAAGGGCAGGGAGGCGCTGCGAGCGGCCACCGATAAGGCTCTACAGGAATACCTCGATCAAGGCGGTACAATCCAAAGGGTTGGCCCCGATGAATACAAGCGCGAGGCCGGTACGCTGTCTAGGGAGCAGGTAGTCAAGACATTTGCCTACCAGTCCCAGATAGGTAAGATTAAGAAAGAGCACACACGCTCGTAAGGAGGTGAATTTCATTCTCTTTAAGCCCTCCCGGCTGCGAAGCCCCGAGGGTTTTTTTATGCCCGGTGTGTGCCGGGGAGTCGGGGTGGCGCAGAATTGTGCCGGTCTGTGAGATATTAACCCGGAGCAGCTAAGTGCTTGTTTTTCTTACTCTTTTTTCTTTAATTTAAGAGAGAGATAAGAGAGACAAGGTAAAAGTGTATCCAGAGGGACGAGAGTAAAAGATAAGAAAGTAAATCTCATATGGATTGAAAATTTAACCCGGCACATGGCACATACCCGGCACGGCCTTATGTGACGGGGCCTGTGGCGCACTGGGGCCGTGCCGGTGAGTCGGGGTGCCTTGAGGCGTAGAGGCGTAGAGGCGTAGAGGCGTAGAAAAAACAACTGCCCGTGGTATAGCCAATTGATTGTTGTAGGTGCATACTCCGCAATCATAAGCAACTGATTTCCAAGGGAATTACATGGCACACACAAAAGATATAGATCTCGATGATCTATACCACTACGCCCAGATTGGATTGTCGGAGCAGCAGATCGCAGACATGTTAGGGATACATGTGTCAACGATGACGCGCCGCAAGAAAGATGACACAGAATTTGCAGAGGTATTAAAGGCGGGGAAGGCCGCTGGCGTCCGCGCCGTGACGAACGCGCTGTACGATGGAGCCACGAACCCCGACAAGCCCTCCACCAGTGCCCAAATCTTCTTCCTCAAGAATAGGGGCGGCTGGACAGACCGGCAGGAGGTCGATGTAAGCGGCTCAGTGGGCGTAGATGTGCAGCTCGATGCAGCCATCGAGGCACTGAAGGACGCAGGTATTGATCCATCTAAGCTATAGCGCCCGATACGGCATGGGTCATATGTCGAGCTGTGACGGGGGGTGCAGCCCTCTTGGTACAGTAATTGGTACATCGAGCCGCAGGGGTTGGAAAAAACTTCAATGAAATCAATGACTTACGAATCTCGATGCCGTCAAGGCTCCGGGGCGCAATCCGGGTCAAAGCGGCTTCGCAAATCAGGGACTCCCCCGTGGGGGGGCTACGCGGGGTATATCGAGATACATACTGAGGGCGTTTTGTGACAGTAAGCACTTCAAAAAAAGCGGTTCGCAAAAAAGGGACTCCTGAACTGACAGAAGAGCAGCAGGAAAAAGCGGCGGATATAGCCAAAGCCATCGCTGTCGTTAAGGAACATAAGCGAACCCACCGGCTAGACCACTTCAAGCCCTACCCGTGGCAGCAAAAGTTTTACAAGGCCGGGGGCGAGAACAAGCAGCGTTTGCTTATGGCAGCAAACCGAGTTGGAAAAACATTTTCTATGGCGGTTGAGGTAGCGTACCACCTCACGGGAGCGTACCCAGACTGGTGGAAAGGCATAAGATTCAACAAGCCTGTGTCAGTCTGGTGCCTCGGGGTATCTGGTGAGCAGCTCCGAGACGTTGTGGTCAAGGAGTTGTTCGGTGCCTATTTAGGTGACGGCAAGTTCGACGGCAACGGCCTAGTTCGGCAGGATCAGGTCTATCAAGTCACCCCTGCAATGGGAACTCCAAGATTGCCAAGAGACGTTGCGGTCCGATACGCCACCGGCAACACCTCATTGGTATCGTTCAAGTCTTACACACAGGGCCAACATGTACTAATGGGCAGCTCACAAGATTTTATTTGGATCGATGAGGAGCCAACTGACCCTACCATATACCCCCAGTGTTTGACCCGTACAGCCACCGGGAACGGCGGAGAAGGAGGTTATGTCACGATGACATTCACGCCTGAAAATGGCGTGACTGAGCTTGTCAGCCAGTTCTTAGATAACCGCGCCAAAGGGCAGCACCTCGCAAACGCCACTTGGCAAGACGCGAAGCACCTAAACAAAGAGACCAAGGAGCAGCTACTGGCTGCGATTCCCGAGTATCAAAGAGACATGCGCTCCAAGGGCATCCCGGTGCTTGGCGAGGGCATGGTGTTCGCGCTCTCCGAGGAGGTCGTTAAGTGCGATCCCTTCGAAATACCGGGCCACTACAAAAAACTGGCGGCCATCGACTTTGGAATAACCCACCCCACAACCGTTGTGTGGACGGCCTACAACCCAGATAACGACTGTATCTATGTATATGACATTTACAAGAAAGAGGGCGAGATACCGGCGGTTCACGCCTCTGCCATCAAGTCTCGCGGCAAAACAATCCCAATGATCTACCCCCACGACGGCGACTCCACCGAGAAAGGCTCCGGCAAGACGCTTGCAGAGATGTATACCGAGGCCGGGGTGTTGATGGTTGGCCGCTTCACCAACGCCGACGGCACAAACTACGTCGAACCCGGTTTGATGGAAATGTTAGAGCGGTTCCGAACCGGCAGATTACAGGTTTTTAACACTCTATCCCCTTGGTTCGAGGAGTTCAGAAGATATCACAGGAAGAAGGGGAAGATTCACAAAGAATTCGACGACTTGATGGACGCTACACGCTACGCGGCCATATCAGTGACCCGATTTGGTCAAAACAACGCAGAGCAGCATCAACTTGGAAACAAAGAAGGATACACAAGCCATGAGTATGATTATTGACGAGCAGGAGCTGCTCTCGACACTGGAGCGGAATATTGATGCGGCTGACACATACGCCAATTCTGAGGTAGGTGATCAGCGTGATAAGGCCCACCGATATTATTACGGCGAGCCGATGGGGAACGAGGTCCGTGGCCGCTCTCAGCATGTAAGCCGAGATGTTTTTGACGCTGTCGAGGCTTGCAAGGCGCTCATGCTAGAAACTTTCTCGGCTGACAGGAACATCTGCCGCTTCGACCCGCAGTCTCCAGACGATGTGAACACCGCCCGGCTGGCTAGCGCGTGGACTAACTACAACTTTTACCGCCAGAACAACGGCTACAAGATCCTCGCGGATGTAATCCACGACGCGCTGGTTGCCAAGACCGGGGTGGTGAAAAGGTATTGGAAGGCAGACTACCGCTACGAGTCCGAGGAGTTTGAGCAGTTCAGCGAGAACGAGTTCAACGTCATGATGTCAGCGCCCGACGTGGAGCTGATTGAGATGATGGAGGAGTCGGTCGAGGTCGTGGACGAGCAGACCGGAGCCGCCTACTCTCAGGTGGCGATTTCTGGCTCCACCCGCCGCCGCATCGACATCAGCAAGGTCTGCGTCGAGACCGTGGAGCCTGAAGACTTCTTGATCAACCCACGCGCCAAGACCGTGCAGGACTCTGATTTTTGCTCGCACCGCATGGCGCGTACCCGTGGCGAGCTGCTGTCTGAGGGCTTCGATCCCGATGTGGTCGCCAAGCTCGACGAGGAGGACATGCTGAAGGAGGATGGCTCGATTGGTCGAGACTCCGTCGATAGCTTCCGCCATGACCGCTTTGGCTTGGATGACTCCCGGGACAGGGAGTATGTGACGCTGTACGAGTCTTACATCAAGCGCCACGATCCCGAGTTAAATGAGTGCGTTTACTACAAGTGCATCCACAGCCGCCGGGTGATGCTGGACATCGAGATGGTGGCCGAGATGCCTTTCCGCACCTTTACGCCCTTCCCGCTTCCGCATCGCTTCTATGGCATGTCGCTGGCGGACCAGTTATGTGACTTGCAGAAGACTATGTCCTCACTCAAGCGCGGCGTGGTCGATCACCTTATGTTGACCACCACCAGCCGCTGGGTTGCGAACCTCAGCCTAGTGAAGAACCCACGCGACTTATTAGACAACAGAGTTGGCGCCGTGGTGGATGTAATGTCGCCGAACCCTGAGAGCGTGGTGCGGCCCCTGCCCACTCCGCAGCTAAACAGCAACGTATACGCCGCCATCGAAAACTTCGAGCAAGAAAAAGAGCAGCGATCTGGCTCCAGCAGGATGTCGCGGGGCATGGACACAACTGCGATCAGCAAGCAGAACAGCTCCGACTTAATCAATACGTTTATGAACGCCAGCAACCGGCGGATCATGGTCATGTGCCGCAACTTCGCTGAGAACTTCCTGAAGCCGTTGATGCAGGACCTGTACAGGCTGGGCGTGGAGTACGAGAACGAGACCGTGATGCTACAGCTCGATGGATCGTTCCAGCCCGTAACGCCCTCGGCGCTTGGTGACCGCACCGAGATGACGGTGGCCGTGGCACTGACCCCGGAGGAGCAGCAGGCAGAGGCCCAGAAGCTGCTGACTCTGGACACCCAGTTCAGCTCCAACCCAGCAGACCCAACCGCTGGCGGCCTCTACGGCCAGCAGCAGCGCCACGCCCTTCTGTCCCGGGCCTTTGAGCTGCTGAACATCAAGGACGGTGCGGCGTTCCTGCAAGATCCAAACGATCCCGCCTACCAGCAGCAGCAGATGCAGCAGCAGCAGATGCAGCAGCAGCAGCAGCAGGCTCAGGAGCAGATGCAGATGGAGCAGATGCAGTTCCAAGCGCAACTGGCAGATCGCCAAACGGCTGTTGTAGAGGGCCAGCTAGAGCTGGATGCGCTGAAGGAGTCCAACCGGGTTCAGCTAGAGTCCCTGAAGCAGGAGTTTCACGAGGAGAACGAAGAGACCAAGACCATGATCGACGTGAAGCAGCACGCTCACAAGGTCGAGATGGACGAGGAGGAGCTGGAGCTAGAGAAAACACAAGCGAGGAACGTAAACATTGGCTGATTTATCAAGATTCGATGACCTAATTAACCGGGCAAATGAGAACAAGAAACCCAAGCCCGACATTAAGCAGGTATTCAAGGAATTCGAGGCATACAAGGCGCAGGCGGCTGCCCTTGTAGCTGAGAAAAGTGAGAAACCCGAAAAAGTGGGTAAACCCAAAAAACCAAAGCAACCTGAAGAGGACTTTTTAGTATGAGCGACGTAGAAACAATGGAAATGCACGAACTCCAAGGCAAGGCAGACGCGGCCAGCGCGATGATGAACTCGCAGGTGTTCAATGAGGCGTTCCAGATGCTGAATCAGGGGATAGTGGATCAGATGCTACAGACACCGGCGGAGGCACCCGAGGAGCGCGAAAGGCTCTACGCGATGTTTAAGGCAGGCCAAATGTTCGTGCAGCAATTTGCCTCAATTATCAACAACTTAGAGTTGCGTAAGCAACAGGATGGTGAGTAGAATGGCGGAATCGAACATTGATCCGGCAGAGCAACCTACTCAAGACTCTTCGGAACAAGACACAATTGAACGATTGACCGCGCTACTGGAATCCGAGCTGGATAACCCGGAGGTTGAGGAGCAATCCGATCAAGAGGCTGACGAAGCCGAAACAGTAGACGCAGAGTTCGAGGAAGCGCCCGAAGAGGAAACCGAAGAAGCCGAGGAGGTCGATGAAGACCCAACCGATGAAGCCGAGGCGGAGGAATCAGAAGCTATGTTCGAGGTGGACGGCCAGAGTGTCACTGCCGAAGAGCTGAAGCTGGGATATCTCAGACAAAGCGACTACACAAAAAAGACGCAGGCGGTAGCCGAGCAGCGGAAGGCTTTTGAAGCCCAAACCGCAGCATCTGAGGCGACCATTAGTGCGTTGATGTCCGCCGCTGGCGCTGACATTTCGCGTTTTCAGAACGTGAACTGGGAGCAGGCAGCGATAGACAACCCTGATCAATACAGACAGGCCAAGGCGGCCTACGAGCAGGCACAGTCCACCTACAACTTAATTAAGGCGCAGGCGGATCAGTTTCAGACTCAGCAACAGCAACAGACCGACGCGGCCTTTAAAGAGGCAGCAAAAGAAAGTCTGACTGTCCTGAAGACCAATATCCCAAACTGGAACAACGATCTTTACTATAAGATTGGGGACTATGCTCAAGGTTTAGGTGTCAGCGGTGAGGAGTTTAATCAAGTCTCCGACCACCGTGTGATTACCGCGCTATGGAAGGCCATGCAATTTGATCAGGCAAAACAGGTGACGGCTAAGAAAAAAGCTAAGTCATCACCTACCAAAACTTTGTCAGGCAGCAAAGCTGACTCGACCAAGGCTGTTGAATCAGAACGCGCCCGGAAGACACGGGAGCGGCTAGGTAAGACAGGCACCGTCGAAGACGCCGCAGCGGCCCTTTTGAACAGGATGAAATAAAATGCCCACAGTAACAGGTACTCTCTCAAGTTTTGATCAGGTCGGTAAGCGCGAAGATGTCGAGGACATCATCTACCAAATTGACCCAACTGAATGCCCTATGCTTACCAGCATCGGCACCTCCACAGCCTCTAACACTTTACATCAGTGGCTACAGGACTCGCTCGCGGCTGTTGGCACAAATGCTAACGTCGAAGGAGCGGACGCAGGAACGGCCTCTACCGTTACACAGACCACAAAAACTGCTAACACGCAGATTTTTGATAAGGTCGTGCAGGTATCAGGCACCGCCGAAGCGGTAGGCACATACGGGCGCACCAGTGATTTGGCATACGCTATAGCAAAAGCTGGCAAGGAAATCAAGCGCGACATAGAGCATTCTTTTGTTGGCGCTGGACAGGCAGGAACCGCTGGAAACAGCTCAACTGCACGTCAATTGACCTCCGCTGCCAACCAGATCAGCGCGGCCACCACAAATACCGCTGGAAGCAATCGTTCGCTAACGGAAGCACTCGTCCTCGACGTGGCACAAAAAGTGTACGAAAAAGGCGGCGACGCAACGCAGATGCAGGTAACACCTTCGCACTCTGTGACAGTTGCAGGCTTCGCTACGGCCTCTGGTCGCCAGCGAGACTTCGGAAGCAGCACTACGGTAGTTAACTCTGTGGATATCTTGGTAACTCCGTTCTCAACGATATCGGTTGTTCCTAATCGTTTTCTCGACGCCAACACCGTGTTGATGCTGGATACCGAGTATTGGTCACGAGCAGTTCTGCGACCCATGCAGACTATCGTTTTGGCTAAGACCGGCGACAGCGACAAGCGTCAGATGCTGACTGAGCTTACCTTGGTGTGCGAGCACGACGAGGCAAGCGGCAAGATCGACGCACTGACCGCTTAAAGTTTGCTCATCCCTCCCCTGAGCAAGTCTCCCCCTCCGGGGGGAGGCACCTTTTTCTTTTGAGGTGAAAGAATGTCAGAGATCAAATCACATATTGTTCACGACGAGATGGAGGACAAGCTGCATGTGGCTCACACGCAGGATATATCGTCCATCATCGCAGACAATAAAGCTCGGTCTAATGAGATCGATAAGCACGCCAAGTACGGCGAAACAGAGCGCGTGGCATCTATACCAATGGTGGTTGTGATGCAGTGGATGCAGGAGGGGATCAATGTCATGAACCCTACCTATGAGGATCAGAAGAAGATCAAGCAGCGCCTTAACAGCCCTGAGTATGCGTACCTGAGAACCCGAGGCGGTAGGTTATGAGTCTTTCCACATATGATGGCCTGAAGGTCTCGGTGGCCGATTGGTTGAACCGAGAAGACTTAGGCAATGTCATACCAGATTTTGTTGAGCTTGCGGAGAATCGTATTTTTCATGAGCTTCGAGCACCAGTAAACGAGAAGACTATCCTTCTAAGCCTGAGCAGCGACGGCTATGCGACTCTGCCGTCCGACTTCTTGGAGGCCAAGGATATGTTCTGGAACTACAACCCTCTATCTCGCGTAACACTGGCGCAGATCCACAGCTATACCGAGCGCACGGGCGTAGCGCCCGAGGTTTTTGCCCGGGAGACATATCGCCTGCGTTTTTATCCAATACCAACAGCCGAGGCCAGCGACGAGCTTCGTATGATTTACTATTACGACCCCGGTAGGCTAACAAACAGCGCCACCAGCAACGTCGTGTTCGCCGCGGCCCCGGAGCTGTACCTGTACGGTACATTAGTCGAGGCAGCTCAGTATCTGGGCAGCGATGGCGCTCGATGGGAGGGCGGCTACCAGAACGCACTAGGGCGATTGATGCAGCACGCTGCAATTGCAGAGAACGCGGGGTCAACGGCTCAAGTCCAAATGGGATATTAGAATGTCTGGATTTTTTAAGGATAACCCACCTTCCACGCAGGTAGGTTCAGAGGACGCAACCGAGTCAACCATTCAAGAGGACGCGTTAACTCAGACCGACACATCCGGTGGCTTTTTTCAAGGCTCCCCCGACCAGACCACCACCGACGCATACACGGCTGACGCGCTTGTCAGCAAGAACGCAGCCGAGGCCGCGAAGGTAGCAGCCGAGGCAGCGCGAGATTCTGCCGCTTCCAGCGCCTCTGACGCATCGGACTCAGAGGCAATAGTCACATCCTCGCAAAACGCTGCCGCTGCATCAGCCGCCGCCTCTGCTGCCTCCGCAGCAACAAGCACAACAAAAGCGTCTGAGGCATCCTCCTCCGAGTCAACAAGCACGACAAAAGCGGCTGAATCCGCTGCTTCTGCGGCAGCGGCGAGCACCAGCGAAAGTAATGCCGCTTCCTCATCAACATCCGCGGCTAACAGTTCCAGTACGGCAAATACCAAGGCCGTTGATGCAGCAGCATCAGCCGCCAACAGTTTGACAAGCGAAAACAACGCCGCCGCCAGCGCCACAACAAGCGCGACTCAGGCGACTAACAGCGCGACCAGTGCCGCAAGCTCTTTGACGGCGAAAAATGCCAGTGAAGCTGCTCAGGTTGCCGCTGAAACTGCGGAATCAAACGCCGCCTCATCGGCCACATCTGCCGCCTCTTCCGCTACTTCCGCATCTGGCAGCGCGACAACCGCGACCACGCAGGCTGGTATAAGCACAACAAAAGCTTCAGAGGCTGCAACTTCAGCTACATCCGCAGCGACATCACTGAGCAACATAACCTCGCTGTCTGCGGCAACGGGTGCGGCGGGATCTAGTGCGTCATACGACAGCAGCACTGGTGTGCTAACGGTTCCGCGAGGTGATACCGGAGCCACCGGAGCGACTGGCGCCACTGGGCCTCAGGGCCAGCAAGGAATTCAAGGCGAGACGGGGGCTGCATCGACTGTCGCTGGGCCGCAGGGACCGCAAGGAATTCAGGGCCAGACCGGAGCCACAGGAGCAGCCGGTGCCGACTCCACTGTTGCAGGACCAACAGGACCAACAGGACCAACAGGACCAACAGGACCAACAGGACCAACAGGACCAGCCGGTGCCGACTCGACTGTTGCGGGACCGCAAGGACCAACTGGACCAACTGGACCAGCCGGTGCCGACTCGACTGTTGCGGGACCGCAAGGCCCAGCGGGAACAAACGGATCGCCGGATACTGCCGCGCAGGTTCTAGCAAAAGTTATAACCGTAGATGGAACTGGTTCTGGTCTAGACGCTGATTTGTTGGATGGTCAACACGCATCTGCGTTTGCCACTCTTTCAGGTTCAAATAGCTTCTCAAATTCTTACAACGAGTTTGGTAACAGCACTGGCAGTGTTAGCAATGATGGTGGTTGGAATGCAAGGGTAAATATTGCAGGAAGTTCTCACGCTAGGCTGGATGTAAAGTCTGTTAGTGATGGGATTATAACGAGCATTTATTCTCATACAGGTCAAGCGTCGGGCAAGGTCGGAACTTACTCTAATCATCCTCTACACTTAATGGTAAATGGTTCTGCTAAAGCTGTCCTTAGCACCACCGGCTCTCTTAGCACAACTCCTCAAGGGACGCTGTGGGGCGTATCAAACGACGGCTCTGGCTCTGGGTTAGATGCTGATCTGCTGGATGGTCAGCAAGGTAGCTATTACAACCAATCACAGTTCACAGGCTCTGCGTTTACCTCTCGCAATAGTAGCAACCCAATTGCAATAGACAGCGTCACCACCAACATGGTCGGCTATGTGAACAGCTCCTCTGCTGCTGGGTTCGCCGATGGCGCAGGGTTTTCTGCCGCGTATAGCAGTTCTTGGGTAGGGCAGTTATTTGTAGACTTTCGGACAGGAAAACTCTCTACAAGGGGCAAAAATAGCGGAACGTGGCAAGCTCATAGATTCATGTGGGATAACCTCAACGACGGCTCTGGCTCTGGGTTAGATGCTGACGTGCTTGATGGAGTTCAAGCCTCTCAATTCCTTCGCTCTGATGTCGCTGACACACAGACATCACAACTAACAGTGGCTAGGCTGAAATTTACAGGGGAAGGCGGTAACTCCAATGTTGGAAATGACCGCTACGCTCTTTTTCAAGAAGCCGGAGCATGGAGCCACCCGTACCCTGATCTGATTATCGGATATCACACAGGTATAAAGATAGGGGGGCATCAGAACTACAACGGGACGCGCTTTTACAATGATAATCCTCTTAACGGAACTGAAATTTTCAGCCTCGGTAACGGTGACAGCAATACCCGAGTTCTCTACAACCTGAAGGTTTCTTCCCAGACAGATTCTTACTCTTATATTGGGAACTCTAACGTAGCAGGCACCGGCAACGCGTCGTACCACCCCAGCGGAATCTACAGCACCGGCAGCAACTGGCTGTACGGCACCCAGTACATGAACGGTTACGACACCTACTTCGCCGCTGGGTCTATCAGGCAGGTCTCTGACATAGTCTCAGATCAAAATTATGGCCGCGGCCTAGTTGGGGTTTACTCGGCTACTAGATACCAACATGTGTGGTCGATGGGCGCGGCGTATCGTACAAATGACGCAGGAACTTCAGCCGGTAACATGTATGGGCTGACATTCACGCACACTAACATTGGTACTGGCACAAATCAGGCGATCTCTGGACTTAGCCATCAGCTTCAAGGTAGAGCAAACGGAGGTCTGTGGTGGGC